TCAGATCGACTTTGGCAAACATGTGCGAGTAAGTCGCCAACGGCAGCACACTGCGAGCGATTTCGCGTGGCACACTCATTGCCAACAAATCACGATAAACAGTAAAAGCATGTTGACAAAGATTATCTATATCTGCGGAAATACCTAAATCTGATTCACCAGCAATAAACACTCGCATCTGCTTATTGTCTTTGGACTGCATTCCAATCTTATCTGGTGCTGGAACGTAGTATTCCTCTGGCAGTTCCCGATAGCGGGCGCTCAGTTCATTGTATGACCATGTGCGATGCCGGTGCCATTGCCGAAACACGAAAATCGGAGCCTTGACCTCGAACTGGAACTCGACGGCTTCAAATGGCGAGGTATGAGCATTCTTCCACAGATAACGAATGAGCTTCTTGTCGGAGCCTTCGTTCTCCCCGGCTCGCCATGCCGCATCATAGGAAACGCGCGCGGCTCGCACGATAGACAGATCGTTGCCCATCGATTCCACTAGCCTGACGAAACCATGGTCAAGTACTTCGATTTTGTGATTCTCGTTCATTTCTTTCGATTTCCATCAGGGCGCGATAAACTCGCTCATGCAGTTCCCCGACACCAGCAATCACCTTGACATAGTTGGCATCAGGATTGTCGATCAAATGGTCGAGGCAGGAATATATTTCCCAACAGAAAGTCAGCAAATCTTCAAACTTGTTCGTCATCTGGCTCCATCTTGCTCAATAGAGTTTCAATATCCTGACCCTTGTATTTGCCGTTCCAATAATCCTGGCGTACTTTGCGAAAGGCTTCGTCTATCAGCCATTGGCGGACACTGTTTTGATGATATTTCCATTTCTCATAACCATCAATTTTTTCCTCTGCCTCTTGCCCCAATTCCTCACATATCTTGCGGCAGATAAATTCAATGCTTTGGTCAAATGTGGTCACACCTTGCTCCATTGAGCTAATTCATTTAATGCCATCAGTCCCGAATAAGTACGTTCCTCAATATGACGTTGAATCCAGAGAGGGGATTTCCCTTCCAGAATCATTTCATTCACGTCTTTCTCATGAAAGGCTCTTGGCCAAATACAAACTCGAAACCCTTGGTCAATCGCATTTTGAATCTTTTTTACGGTAGTAGAAGAACGCGGTTCTTTATCAAAACAGATAATGAATCTATCTGAAGGAGCCAGCTTTGTCAAGTCAGAAATTTGTCCTGCTACACTATTGGGAATGAAAAGCGAATCGAATGGCCCCTCGAACACAAAAATATCTTTTGTAACATCCACTGTATCCATTCCGAATAGGCGCGGGGGGTCATGATTCAAAATGATAGAAATATAACGTTGTTGAGTTCCACTAATGGCGCGACCCTGGTAGGCAAAAAAAGCTCCCTTCTGGTCGAAATAGGGAATAATGATACGACCCTCGTCATAACGCAGAATTTTATCCTCAAATTTTCCCGGCAATAAACTATTGGTCCACACCATGAAATTTGGGCACCATCGCAGTTTTTCATACGGAAGTTGTCGTTTCACCGCATATTGCTTGGCGAGATGCTCGTTGGGTAGCGAAACTAGTGTAGCAAGCCTATGTAACTCGATTGTCGCCACATCAACATGAAATACAGGCTTTTCCAGGTTCCAGACAGCATCTTTGGACGACTTAGCATCCGAAATTTTCTCCATTAAATATTGCGAGTGTAGAATTGGATCGAGCCGTTTCAACATCACTTCGACCGAAAGCGTGATTCCGCAGTTATGGCAGTGATAATACCAATGACTTTGCTTTTCGTAGAAATATCCGCGAGATTTGCGGCGATTACGTTTTGAATCTCCGCAAATTGGGCAAGCGCAATTATAGAGCTTGGGGGATTTCTGTTTGAAGTTTCGTAGGCGCGGAGCTAATAAGGCTATATACTTATGATCAATCCACATACGTCTTTTTAGATAAATACTCAAGGTATGTCAAGGAAGAAATAGGATGCGAAACAAAAAAGGACAATATGAAGAATTTCAGCCATGGGCGCTTAGCGCCCAGATAAATAGTATATGGGACTTTATTGAAAACCTCGGTGCAACAAAACAAGCGGAACTAATAAAGGAGATAAGTGATATGGTTGGAGAACTCGAAGCCCTACAGGCCCAGGTCGCGGAGACAATCAGAGTGGAAGGCGAAGCCCTTACTGCTTTGCAAGCTGATGTCACTCAGATTGCTGATCTGGCTGCTCAATTGGCCGCAGCACAGTCAAATAACGTGACTGCTCAGCAACTTGCCGATATGACGGCTAGCCTGAAGACTGCGACCGACGCGCTGACCCCGGCAGCAGAAGCCAACACGACAGCTAATACAGCTACTCCTTAAGGCTTCTTCTTCTTTAGGACGGTTTGAAACCGCCGCAGCAATTGGTCGCGGCGGTTCTTACTTACTTTGAGCAGGGGATTGTAGGTGGTGATTGCCCCAGTACCCTGCGTGGCATCTGAGGCTCCCATCGAATTGGTGGGAGAATCTTCTTTAATATCGGTGAGTTTCTTTTTCATATTTTCCTCAAGGCATCGACTATCTTCATGTCCATTGCGATCATGTCAGTATCCACGTTCCTCGGCATCTTAACATTCAATATGTTAGTTACCAAGCAATTTATCATCAACAGGAACGGCTTCACCAAATGAAAGTCTTGTTCCATCTTGAGAAATAGAATCCGACACAATGCCTCTACAGGAAAAATATTGCTCAAAACAATAATGTGATTGAGAATCAGCCTTTCCTTTAGTTCTCCCGTCGCCTTGTATTTGGTCAGGAGCTTCTTGACGTATTTAATCCGTCGAATGTCATCATTGAACTCCTCAGTGGAGTGACACACCGGATTATCATAGTTCTTAGCTGCATACAAAAGAAAATTACGCTCAGTTAGCACATCCATCCATTAAGTATTCGCCAAGGCTTGTTTTACATAAGTTACAAAATCCGAAAAAGTAATGGTAGCTGTTTGTGCCTGGGCGTTTGCAGCCGCATAGATGTACATGATGCGATCAGTAGACCCAATAAGATTCTTGATTGGTAGATCGACAGTTCGCTTGGCCAGATCAGTCATGACAAAGCCCTACCCTTATGAAGTAGGCAGCAGTGACGAGGCTCCATTAGACAAGCCCAACGTCACCAGACATTCATAGTGGACGCGACCAGCACGACCTCCCAGCACCGGAGTGGTAACAGTTCCACCTGAACTGGTCACCAGATTCGCTGAAAGTGTGGCTCCGGAACCGGCTGATGGCGCACCTCCGGTGGCAAGTACGGTGAACGATACCTGAGCATTCGTCACCGTGTTCCCCCACAGACCGGCTGTGATCATCGTAATGCCACCATTGACGAACCCACCCGTGGAGTTGGTGGAAATCGAAGCAGTGGCGTTCTGAATGCCGTTGGAGGCTACAATCGTATCGGTGTTGGCATAGCCCAATCCGCCAGTGACCGTGACGCTACCCATGTGTTGTTGGCGATTGAAGGCAAAGGTGATGCCTGAAGTGTTGGCAAACAGACCTCCGCTGGGACCACTGGGAGAAGCCGCAGCCAGACCCCCGGTAGAATTGGAAGTCAACGCCAGAATGCCGTTGGATACTCCACCACTGACAGTTACCGTTTCGCCATTGGCAAAACTCGAACCACCCGATGCGGTGACGCTCTTGATTCCTCCCAATCCCTGCTTTCGAATATTCCAACCAGGAGATTTGACTTTTGCGCCTTCGCCAGAAGTATTGCCAGAGTGCATTTCGCGTGCGTTGGCTCCAAATTGTCCAACGATGGCCTTGACCGGGGCTCCCTGCGAGCCGCTCGACTTCCACACTCCTGGGGTCGTATTATTGTATAGAGCAGTGTTGTTGGCAGCACGATTGGCCTTGCCAGAACCCTGGTTGATTTTGATTGCGCCAAAATTAGCCGAATTGTTGGCTTGGTCCTTACTACCCCATTGATGATTCAAAGGTTGTCTCCTTTTTATTCTTATTATTTCAAGGTATTTATCACCCCTGCATAGTTACCATGATATCCATACCCCCGTTTCCGGGTCATAACTTAGAATCTGTCTAAGGTAATTTTGATTCAAAATCAAAACCTCAAGCGTGAGAATGTTTCGGCAGATTCCCAAACCGCCAGCATCATTTTTTCCTTCTCAGCGGTGGTACGCAAATCATTATATTTTTCTACGATGACTCTAGCCAAAGGATAGGGGATCACCAACTTACTGTCGTCCAAAAAAGTCACAATTCTGTCTCTTTTGAGATCGAGAATTTTACGCAATTGATTCAGAATATGGTAGTCCCCTTCTGAATCTTGCCCACATGATGCTTCTTGATTATCGCCCTTCGGCATTCCCATTTCCTTCCCTTAACCGCAGACCTTTCCATAAAGTGAGTACCTTTGTCAAGGGAAGATTCGATTCAGATTCAATTACCTTTCTGCGTCGTGCAGAATTGATAGTTTTATGCCGTAGCACTGCTGGCTGCATGGACGGTTGACGAGCGGGCTTCACTCCCTTTCTGAATCGAGTTAACTGACCATGGTAATTTTCCTTGCGATGTGTCGCGAGATTGATGTCGCGCGCCGCAGTGTAGAACCTTCTCGACAACAGACCGGCATTGACCCTGCTGCTCATGTTGGTCGAGATCGGAGGAGGGGGATGCCGTGGTTGTTGGTTTGCGGCCTGAACGTAGTCTTGTTGATGGAACTGCTTCTGTTGCAGCAACCGTTTTTGATATTCTTTTTGTTGTGGCGATCCGACATGTCCTGTCGAGCTTCGTGATGGCTGTGGACTGACATGCAACAATCTCATTATCTTTCTCATAGAGAACTCTTCGCCCATAGCTCCAATCATCGACGGCTGTTTGGCGCGCTTTACTCCCTTCTTGAAGCGGGTCAGTTGACCGAATTTGTTTGCTTCACTTTTCGCTTTCTGTTGTTGGGCATTGATAAGTTTCTTGGCAAATAAACCGGGATTGACCTTGCTGCTCATCTTGGTCGATACCGGAGCCTGTGATTTCTGACCATGATAGAAATTGCCACCTGTTAAAGATGCAGAGGTTCCCCCAGAATGAGCAAATTTTCCCTTGTATCCTGATACATCCGTGGTATGCATACCGAGACTTTGTAAAACGGGTTTACCAGGAGAAGTGCCCTGTCCATAACCCACACTTACTTTCGCCTTCATTGGTGCAGATTGAGCGGTCATTCTTGCTGATGGTTTACTCGAACCGACATGGGCCACAGTCTGTTTCAGTTGTTTGCTTTGCTGTTGATGCTGACTAGCAGCACGCAGAGTGGCAAAGATACCTTTTCCTTTCCATTGACTGGAAGGAACACCGGCTTGTCTGGCCGCAGCATGAGCCCCGCCTCGCATGCCTGCTCTGAATCTTGCCAGAACTCCTAATTTATGAGCCCCCAAACTTTTTGCTTTGTCTCCCGCTTGCCGTTGCTGTCCTTGTCTGATCACTTGTTGCATTGGAGAATTAGGATTGGGTCTCCATCCTGATGCTGCTGGTGTTGTTGCAGCTTGAGTGGCGGTAGGAATAGCCTGACTTGCTTTTTTGCTTCGCTTATTACCAGCAGTCTTCTTGTCCTTGTCTCCGTTTTTCTTGTCGCCATTCTTCCCTGTCCCAGTTGTCACTTTCGGAGCTTTAGGCTCGCGAGTTTCCTGCCAAGCCTTTTTTACTTTGCGATAAACATCAATCGCAGGGGAAGTCTCCAAACCATAGGCATGAGCAGCAGTTTTGACTAATCCTCCCGCAACGGCTCCCACCAACGCTTTGCCCGCGCCAATCACCCCTTCATTGGTAGGCTTGTTGGGGAACACATTCTTCTTTTTCTTTGGACCGGTATCCTTGACCGGTTCCATGTCCTTGGGACCAACCTGTTTGGTTTCTGGCTCCAGATCAACTGGGGTCTTGCCGCCAATCTTCACTGGTTCCTGGGTCTGCGGTTCGACCTCGGCTTTTAGATTGGGCTTGCACTTAACTCCCGCTCCCGCTCCAACATCTGGCTTCTTGTCAGTTGGGAACTGATTCTTGCTGTCCTCTTCACCAGGATACTTTTCGCCAGTCGGATATTTGCCGCCATTGAAAAAGCCGTCTTTCTTACCGTTGCCGTTTCCCTTGGCTTCTTTTTTCTCGAATGGCTTCTTATTACCAGCAGTCTTCTTGTCCTTGTCTCCGTTTTTCTTGTCGCCATTCTTCTTTTTGCCAGCCTTCATCAGCCGTTTCTTTTCCGGGTCTTCTTTCGGGAAGTCCAGAAACGACGGCTTGGCTTCGTTCAGTTGTCTGATACGATCTCGAATCTTCTCATCAATCGTTGACATAGGCTTCCCTTACTAGTTTTGTTACAGTTCTGGATACATTGGGTCTACGAACCATCTGACCCGTGTCCTCCTCATATTCAAACCCATGACGTTGATAGTATCGGATCAATTTCTGCTTATTCTTTTTGGGTTCACGAGCAGGAACTGGCACTAAAAACACATCTTGTTTGGCATCATCTGCTCGCCGCAATAACTCCTTCAACGCCTTTGAACCAGCATTAACAGGTGCTCCAGCCCCCTTTGATAGCTCAGAAACATACCACCCTTCTCGTTGTTTACCTTGCTTGACTTTCAGATAGACCCCCATCTTCTTGGCAAACGGTTGATAGTCATCAAACTCAATAGATTCAAATATCCGTCGATGCCGGTTATCTGATAACAAGTCGGTGCGCAGACGATGATAGAGCGCCATGTCGTTCAGCACATAATCGAGCAGATTGTTGAATATCTCGACGGCATAGTCGCGATAATTGACATTGTAGAAACCAGAGCGCGGGTCGAGCATGACCTCGCGATACCAATCCAGTTTATTGATGTTCCGGCCCAGACCGGCTTGTATCAACGCATCAATCTGCGTAATCGACCTAAGATGACCAATCATACCATTATTTAGGAATATCAGGCTTTTTTAGATTATCAACAAAATCGGTCACCCGATCCTGCCAGCCATAAACATCACTGATATCAGGTCCAAAGAGAGCCCCATACGACAGACCAGTTTCTTCATCCAACAGACATTCAAAACCTTTTTCTTTGTCAAAGATTCGTAATTTTCCGCTATATTGTCCGGTACGAACGACTTCGACCAGATATCGATTATCGAGTTTAGAAAACCATACCACGCCTTTTGAGGGACCACCATCGTCTTCCCAAGTACTAAGAGGTTGGAGTTTTGCCATCTTCTTTATCTTCCATTATTTTTTGTTGTGTTTCTAGCTTTTGTATCAGAGCCCTTTTCATTTCCCTTAGAGTCTCGGTCACGTTCCCCTGACGAAACAACTCTGGCCTTGTGAAAGTGAAATAACCTTCCAGGACCATTATATCGCGTAAGGATTTTAGTATATTCAGGTACTCGTTCTGCTCCTGCGACAATGGTGACATGTTTCACCCCTTTATTATGAAGCTGTTGTAACTGGGCAATAATCGTATGGTTCTCTCGTCCTGCCAGCGATACCTCTTGTCCTGGGAACATTGTCTTCAACCATTTCACTTTGTCAGCGGGAGTAAGAGGATTGTTGTCCTTTTTATCTTTGGAAGAGGTCTTCTTGTTTTCTTTGGACGAGGTCGTCTGCTTGGTTTCGGCTCGATCCCAGTGCATGACTGTGGGATTGTGTTCGGGATTGGCGCGCTCGTTCCAATCGGATGCCGAAGAACGCTGACGATCTGCCAATTTCATTGGCTTGCCATTATGAGAAACAACGTATCCCTCTGGCTTGGATGGTGTTCCTAACATGGATTCTTTGTACGGGGATTGTTGGGAGAGAACATTCACCAACACCGACTTGGCAGACTGTATCTGCTTATGTAATTGGAACAGATTATTGAAGATGTGTTTGTTGGTCGAGACAATCGCCATTTCATCAGTCACGGCCTTGCGAATACCACCCTTGTCCTTGTCCAATTTCACGTCGTCCATGCGCTTGCCCATCTGCCGCTGAAGGAACGCCAAATACCCCTCGACGCTGTGTTCCTTTTTGGTCTTTGCTGACTGATTGATATATGCCAACAGCAACTTTTCATGGTTCTTGAGAACGCTTGCCGATTCATTTTCTGTTAGTTTCTTTTGTAGCTCCTTGGCACGCTCAATATGACTTGTGAACTTTTCCTTCTCGGTGCGCGAATATTTGAACGGTCCAGATATCTTGGTATCCATCAAATGAATATCGTCGTGCTTTTTGAATTGCGAGAGGTCCACTCCGAATTTAGCCTGTAAATCCCCATTCTCCGTTTTCTCATATTCGGTATGGGGAGCAACACCAACCTTGGACTTGAGAATTTTCTTGCCTTCGGGGGAATCCTTGGGAACGTGATAGGTGAGCGTATTTGGCGTAAACGATAGATGACCATCCATGCCATCAGCCACCTCGTTGCTGGTATACATCAGGTCGCCCTGGAATACCTTGCCGCGCGGGGTGACTTTCTTTAGTTGCTGGAGCAGGAGTTTCAGACGGTCAGGCAATCCTTTTTGATGACCGTGGTTGCCATCGATATCCTTATCGTTGTAATTGACCTTGGGGTTCTTGTTGAATGTTGATTTAGTACCAACAAAAAATTTGCCATTGTTGGGGTCGTATCCCCATACAACCGATGGGCTCCCGTCCATTTTGGCTGATAGGGAATAATTTGGTCGCTTACGACCTCCTGCCAGATACTCGTGGGTCATCAACAGGGATGAGATCATGTCATTGAAGGACTCTCCATTGCCGCGAATGGCGAGGTCTTCGGCATGGTCGAGATGTCGTTGGTTCTTGGTGTCGTCCTGCTCGACCAGCATGGGAATCGATTCAACATCAATTAGAACATGATCATAGGATATCGGTTGTTCGAGGATTTCGTTCAGGGTCTTCATAATTCTATTTATTTCAAATTCCTCGTATCCTGGCTTGCAGGCGACCATCTTGAACATTGTGGCTTTGTTGGTAATTCTCCACATCCGCCAAACGCATCTTATCACGATGAACCATAATATTGAATTTGGTATCTTTCAGATAGTCCGAATAGCGGTTCTTCAGTTGTTTAATCTCTACTTGGCCATGTTCGTGTAATTCATCGCTTTGAACGATGACGACAAGGAAATCCACTGTCGCAGGCAATCCCCAGGACTCAGCCGTATCATCCATCCCAGGATCGGATGACCTGAAACCTTCCCGATTGAGTTGGGTAGCGGAGAACACCGGAATATTATGCTCCTGGCCCAAACCACGTAGCTCCTCGGCAATCGTCTTGACATACTCATACAATCCAATTCGACCATTGAAACTGATCCGACTGCTAGCACAGATGTTCAAATAATCAACATACAAGATATCTGGAACAAATCCCTTCTTGATGCGTAACTCTCGCAGCAGATGACGAAAATTACCGCTACTGGCTCCTCCAGAGGGATACTCATGGATGATTAATTTTCCAACTGTTGTTTGACGCCTCCACGCAATCTTTTTCATATAGTCGTCTCTCGACAGACTCATCAGATTATCTAATGGAGTATCTAATAAATTAGCATCAATGCGCTTGGAAATTTCCTCCTCCGACATTTCCAGAGTGATGTAGAGCACTTTTTTACCCATTACCATGTTGGTCGCAGCGAAATGACAGAGCATCATGGTTTTACCGAAACCAACTCCCCCCGCAATCACATTCAACGTCTTTGGCGGTAATCCCCCTTTGGTGATCTTGTTGAAATATTCCAAGTCAAAAGGCACGCGCCAATGTACTCGATGATAGGATTCATAGCGACTTTCGGCATCATCGAGATAATCGTGCCCGATATGACTATCGAAGGAAACCGCCAAGGCTTCCTGCAACAGGGATGGAATGGCATGGCGCGGCTGTTTTTTATCCTTGCCGTCCATGATCAGCACGGATTCGCGAATGGCATTGTAAATCGCTCGCTCCTGGCAGAACTGCTCAGTGCGTGCCATCAGCCAATCGAGGTCTTGCATTACCCCGTCGAAGGATTCGACAAGCTGAACGGCATATTTGCACTCGT